CTTGAGAAGTTTGTAAAGACATCCGATGCAACCGACGAAACAATTGAAAAACTAGAAAATCAACTTAAATCACTTTTGGAGTTTCTAAAGCCAGCCGAGCCTACTTTGGAAATAAAAGAAGGCACGTTTTATTCGTAAACGAGTGCAACAATATCGACTTTGAGTCCTACAATCAATTATCAATCCGTACAAGGGATTTTATTTATTTAGATTATAATCCAACCCAAGAGTTTTGGGTGCATACGGAGCTTATAAAAGACGAAGACTCGGACTTTGTGATATTGACCTACAAAGACAACGAAGCCTTAGACGCTGCAATTGTAAAGGAAATAGAGAAGGCAAAAGAAAAGGCTAAGACATCTAAGTATTGGGAGAATTGGTGGAGGGTTTACGGCCTTGGTCAGGTTGGAAGTTTAGACGGTGTTATTTTCTCTAATTGGTCATCAATCGACCAAGTGCCAGCAAATGCCAAGCTGATTGGTTACGGCATGGACTTTGGATTTACTAACGACCCGACGACATTGGTTGGCGTTTATCAATATGACGATTGTTTAATTGTTGACGAAAAGATTTACCGCCAAGGGATGCTAAACTCTGATATAATTGGAGAAATGAGCCGATTAGGAATAAATAAAACCGACAAAATCTATGCAGACTCAGCCGAACCAAAAAGTATTGAGGAAATTTACCGCTCAGGATTTAACATTAAACCAGTCCTAAAAGGAGCCGACTCGATTAAGTTTGGCATTCAGATTTTGCAAGAACATAAGCTATTAGTTACCAAAGAAAGCACAAACTTAATAAAGGAATTGCGCTCTTATACCTGGGATAAAGACAAGACTGGTAAAAGCCTAAATAGTCCTATTGACGATTATAACCACGCTATTGACGCGTTGAGATATTTGGCAATGATGGAGTTAAAAAAGAAACAAGAATTTAAATTCTCAATATGACAAAAGAAACAATTGCCTCGCTTATTTTAATGTTTATTACTTACCTATTAATCGTGTTTGTAACGCTAGATTTTAATCCACTTACCTGGCATTGGTTGGCTCGAGTGGTTATGGTTGTAATTTGGTTTTATGGACTTGCATTTTTAGAAAAAAATAAATAGGTATATTTGTTAAAACGAATATGCTATGCTATTAAAGGCTCTTCAGAATTACATCACGCCACAAGTAACGCCGACAAAGACTTACCCCGATGTAAACCTACTCAATCAGATACTTTACGGCCAGTTTACGGCCTCCACGCTTGTTGTTTGGTATGACTCAAACCAGCAAACTTTTATCGACAAGGGATACAAAGGAAACGCCTTGGTTTACTCAATCATTCGAAAGATAGCAGAGAAAGGCAAGCAATGCCCGACCTACGTTTACAAAGAGAGCGAAGCATCCAAGAAATACAGAGGCGGAAAGTACAACTCCAAAGAGCTTAACAGATTGCAAAGCATAGCATTTCGAAAGAAGGAGCTTGAGGATGTAAGTTATACCGACCCAGTAAACCAGCTAATCAAAAACCCTAATCCAATGCAAACTTGGAGCGAGTTTCTTGATTCAATGCTAACGTGGTACAATACTAGCGGAGAGATTTTCGTTTACGGCTTTGCCCCTCAGGATGGCCTTAATAAGGGCAAAATTAAGGAGTTTGTCATTGGATTTACTCCTTCTCTCGGAGCATTCCCACTCCTTCCTGCATTCATGTCCGATACTGTCGGAGTTGGAAGCATTTTGTTTGTCCATCCTGAGTTGTGTTCCAAATGTCTCAGAGAATAATTCTTCTCTTGAACTGTGCTCACAAAATCCGAGGCTTGAGGAGTCGGAAGTAGTCCCCTCAATGCCATTTGGTCTAGTGGCATTGTAAATGGTTTGTGACCCTTCTCGACTAATCTCTTCATTCTCTCGTCGTATTTGTCGAAGCTCTTTTGCTCCCTCGCTTGCGCTAGAGGAGTAGGCAACAATACTTTTTTTTGAGCGAATTCCGATGGACTCATTATCCTGTTTTTCGAAAACTTTTCCGACCTTGGTATTTCGTTCGCTCTTGGAGTTGAAAGCCACAAACCAAATTCTGTCTCTTCTGTGCGGGGCGTTAACGGCACAAGCTGGAAGTAGAAACGGTGTGACTTCGTAGCCTTCAGCTTCCAGGTCAGCCTGCACTTCGTCGAATACCAACCCTCCATTCCAATTAGTAAGCCCGCGAACATTTTCGCCCACAACCCAGGTCGGTTGAATCTCTCGAATTGTTCTAAGCATCTCAGGCCAGAGGTGTCTCGAATCCTCTTTTCCAAGTCTCTTTCCTGCGGATGAGTATGGTTGACATGGGAATCCACCTGTAAGAATGTCAATTGTTCCTCGGTGAATAGTGAAATCTGTCTTGGTGATATCATTGTAAGTTATTGCTTTAGGCCAGTAATATTTTAAAACTTTTTGTCCAAATTCATTCCATTCGCAATGGAATATGTTTTCCCATCCCATCCATTCCGAGGCTAAATCGAAACCTCCAATTCCGCTAAATAGTGAACCGTGTCTCATATTAAAATGGTGATTTAGTTTCTGTATCAAATTCAAAATTATTTGTTCCCAAATTGGGAAACTTTTCTATTGATGGAAATTGATGGCTTTTAACATTTGCGTTTGCAAAGTAATCGAATCCATCTTTACCAATGTAACGGTTGCGCTTTCTGTTAAAATCAATTGTAATCTCAAATGGTATTCCAACCAGTTTTTGCTTTTTGATTTTATCAGTCTTAATAATAACCGTTGTATCGTTAGGGTCGGTTGCTCTATTGGGTCTCCAAACGCTTATTGTGTTGTCGGTCGAATCTGCAAAGGTACCCCCCCCCTTTATTTGGTAGAGAGATGGAGGTGGATAATTGCCATCTTTCTCTTTGCGTGGTGTTGTTTGGTGCATTACCAAATGGTAGCTTACATTATTCTTTCGGGTAAAATTAATTCTATCCATCATAAACCGAGAGGCGTACAAATGCTCTTGCTCTCCTGGGGACATCTCGTGACGGATTTTTATGTATGGGTCAACAATTACGGCGTTAACTCCTCTCTCCCAAACAAGAAACTCAAAGACGCTTTCAATCTGTTCTATCCTAAAGTCAGGAACTCCGTTTTTTTCAGGGTAAACAAAAAAGAAATTATCCTTTACCAAATCAAAAGCGTTTAAATACTCTTCCTCGCTAAGGTCAAAATTCTTGTAAGCTCGGTCGGTACTCTTGCCAGTTATCGTGTGTATGATGTCATCGAAAAACTCGTCAGGAGGATAATTCTCAGGCGAGAAAAAAGCAAACTTCCAACCCTCATTAATTGCCTTTAGAACGCAAAGAAAAATAAGGAATTGACTTTTACCTTCGTTGTTGTAACCAGTCCACAAGTTAAACTCTCCAGCCTTCCAAGACCACATCTTATTTTGCAATCCTCCACTGGTTACTTGGTCGATATCCCTTACATAGGTTTTACTTCCAGCCTCTTTGCCTTTACGGAAATTGTTTAGCATTGATTCCCGTTGGCCAGCAAATGTCTTGATTGATGCCTCGCAAAAATCTAGGTCGAACTCTTTGTTGTGTTTTTTCATTCAAAAAAGTATTTATCAATTTCCGTTTTAAGTTCGTTGTATTTCCCTTGTTTCTTGGCTAGGTCTGTAAACCATTGCCTCTCAAACATCCTGTTTTGCCTTGCCTCTTCTTGCAATGCTAATTTAGTACCTTTAATCTCATAATCTTGTAAATTTATAATATTGACGTACTTTTTTTGCAGAGCGTACAACCTTTTTAGGTTTACTTCCATTAATGCCCAATTCTTAGTTTGCTGAGCTTGTACAATCAATCCCCAAACATTTCTATTTAGGTCGTTTAATTCTTGTATCTCTTCCATCTTACCACCAGTTGTCTTCAATTGTTGATTTAGCGTATTTAGGAGGCTCAATTTCTTTTGTGCCTTGATTGCTGGTTAAACTATTTTTCAAGTAAAGATTAAATGAGTTCTGAGCTTTGCTTATTGTCATTGCTTCTCCTTCCTTTAATATTTTCCATTTAGTGAAATAGTCTTTTACCTGGCTTTCACTTATTCCGTGTATTTCTTGCATCCTTAAAAAGTAAGGTCTTTGCATTGGCTTTTCCTTTGCCATCTCTTCTGTAATCTCATCCAAAGAGATAAACATTTCTTTACTTATTTCCTTCTCTAATTCTTTTACTTCTTTAGTTGGTTTCACTTGCGTTTCACTTGCGTTTCGTGTGCGTTTCACTTGCGTTTCACTATCGTTTCGCTCACCTTGGTAAGTGTCATATTTACAGATAGTTATCCGTGTCGTAACCGTTTCGCTTTTTAACACAATCATTGAATCTTTTTCCAGCATTTTTAAAAACCTCAAAACTTTAGATTTGTTAATTTTCCATCTATTTGCCCAGGTTTCATAAGAATAAACAACCTCTCCTCGGTTGATTTCTATAAGCTGGTTTTTAATTAAAACCTTTTTTGGTTCTATGTTGGCTTGCATTAAAATGTCCAACCACCATTTTAAATATTCGGGTTTATCCCAAATCCAATGGTTTGATAATTGCCTGTGTACCTTAATCCATCCGCTCATAAGTAAAATAAAAAAGGCCCTATCGTGTCGGAGTCGATGGGCCTTGGGTGAATTTCACCTATGAAAGATTTAAGGCTCCGACCTCTTAAATCTCTCATTTAATACACAAATATAAACCTTTTCGATTTAACCAACCAGCGAACGCTTCTTTAGTTGAAAATAAATACAACCGTATGAAAGTCCCATTTCTTGAGCTATTACCTTTATTTGCTTTCTGTCTTGCCAGGCTTCAAATATTAGCTCCTTTTGATACTCAGTTAGATTTCGTCCCCTCATTGTTATCTAAAATTAGTTCTATGGCATTTAGGCAATCGTGAAACAAAGAGCCGCCCTTGTCAATCGAATGATGCAGCTTTTCAAACAAGGTTACAAACTCGTGAAATTGCTTAATTGTAGCCTCTCCTCCGTCGTAATTCTCTAAGAATCTAAACGCCTCGGTTGACTTTCTTTTAAGCGCGTTAATCATGTTTTTGTGCTTAGTTTTTAGGTCGCCGTCAAAGGCTTTTAACATCGTAATGTCTTCGTAATAATCAAGCATGATTTCTTGCAAAGCCAGGTAAACCAAATATTTTTGGGTCGCTCTGTGATTTAGTTCTAGTATTATTTCCTCTCGTGTCATAGCTTTTCGATTTCTTCTTTTACTTGTTTCCAGTCGTCTGAGTCAGCAAATGATTTAAGACAGTCTATAATCTCATTAACTGCTATTATAGCACATTGCTTTGCGACAAAATCAGTTCCATAAGAGGTATAAACCTCATTATACATTTTAGTATAAATTTGAATAGCTTTTTCTTTTGGTGTCATTTCTTTAAAATATAGCGTGCAACTCTTTTTCCGTTTTCTAGCGTAACCATATCGGTCACCACATTTAAACCTTTGTCTCTAAGGTCAGCAATTCTAGCAGCAAGCCTAAAGCATCCAAAGTGAGTTAATGCCTCCAGCTGGGTTATTGAATAGCCATTTAAAAGCCAGCCTTTTATTAGCGCGTTTTGAGAGTCAGTTGATTCCATTTTTCTTCAATTAAGAAAGTTTGAAAATAAATACTTGCCTTATTATACTCTTCTATAAACTCTTGCTCGCTAATTGGTATTAACTGTTGTTTTATACTTTCGTCGTACCAACGGCCAGCTGAATAGCTAATTTGACAAATTGATATCTCAGGATATACCAGCAAACTAGTTTCAATATTGGATTTGACAAAAAGGTAAATTTTGTCATCCAAAATCATTTGTATTGTACACAGACCAAAGAGAAGTCT